TGCACGGTTATCTGCGCTTTGTTTACTGGCTATGCCTGATGGCTGCGGTGAAAGCAGCTGAATAACCCCACCGAGGAACAACGAGGCACCAGTGGCAGCAGCAAACCCCGTCAATCCACCAGCAGCGAAAGCAGCGCCAATACCGCCGGGGCCAGTCAACACAGCAGCAGTAATAAGCACGGCCCCCAAGATCGTCTGCAAAAGACCAGCCTTTTTACTCCCTATTACTACAGGGACAATCCGGATCACTTCGCCGGTGACGGGAAAGCCGAGATCATCAACGCCAATATTCTTTTTATCTCTATAAACGGCATACGTCAGCCCTCGTGCTTTGCTTGTGTTTAAGAATTTCTCGAATCCATTGATGGTTTTCGCGAGTGCATTAATGGCTTCAGCAGTAGTGCGAACCAGACGGTGATGAACCCTTCCATATGTCTTAGCTAGCACGCCACTTAGCTCAATTCTTGTCATTACCTCTTGCATGCTGCCCCCATAAAAAAACCACCCGTAGGTGGTTTGTTAATTTACGCTCTCAAAGCCCAGCTTTTTTCCTTGCTTCTTCAAGGTAGTTTTCTTTCGACTGGTCTTTGTTATTTGCCTCGAAGTTTGGATCTACTATTTTTGATAATTTCTGGTCGATAGACTCAAGTAATTCAACCTGCCTGTTCGCTCTGACGCTGGCGCGGTTGATGAAAAACCAGAGAATTAACCCAATAAAAATACCGACGAAGATCCAACCAAACCCAACTGTATACATATCGTTCTCCTTGCCGTGTACTACACGATAGTATCAGTGACAGTTTGTTAAATAAAATTCTGATGTCTAAGAATCTTCATCGTCCTTTCCTGCCAGTAGCCACCATACGGCACGCGTTGGCTCAGATGTCCGTACAGGTGGTGCAGCAGCATATTGCCCTCCAGCAGAATTCCAGCGTGGTTCCACTTATCAGCCTGGACCTGCATGATCACCATATCGCCGGGTTTCGGTGGCCCGTCGAATTCCCGGAATCCGCACTCATACCAGCAATCCTGATAGAAGTTGTCCGGATAGTCGTTTTCCCACCAGGGATAATCAACCCGGTAATCGTGGAGCTCGATACCATGCGTTTGCCGGAAATAGCTCATTACCAGCCCCCAGCAGTCGAAGTGTCCAAGCACAAACGGACGCTCCAGCAGTGGCAGTTCTCCGCGCGGCTGGATGGTGCGTAAATCCCCCTCCGGCCAGCTCACAATATGCCAGGGTAAAAGCGTTGCGTCGCATTGCGCTTTATCCAGTTCGCTCGGCTGCGTTGTGGCGTCAGGGTGACTGTGAACGATGGCGATCACCGTTCCCCAGTCCTCAGCAGCTGCGTAGTCTTCGGGGCAAAGGACAAAATTGTCCTCCGGCGCCGCGGCAAGATTCCGGCACGGGAAATAACGTTCAACGCGGCTTTTCTGCGCCACCACGCCGCAACACTCAAGAGGATATTCAGCTGCAGCATGCGCCATAATCGCATCTATGGTTTTCTGACGCATATCAACTCCTGATCAAAGACGTGCCCGGGAAGCCACCAAACGAGAGTTCGTTATTTTCGCCGAATCGGAGTTTGCAGGCCGTCAGCGTGCCATTGCATTCATCCAGCGACGGATCGCTTACCGGGTTGTTATTTTTATCGAAATAGCGGGTGCCGGCATAGTCGCAGCCGTCGCCGGTACGATATTTATTCCGGATGCACCAGGTACACAGGGAATGAAGCTGTCGCGTCGGGATCATTTGCCCCTGCAGGTCCATCGGGCTGGACAGAACAAATTCAACGGTTTCACCGGCAAGCTCGCCAGTTTTCCCGTCGATATACCAGACCTGCAGCTTTTCCTGAGTCGGGTCTGCTGTGGGGTTGCCGTCCGCGAAATTTCTGGCATCGAGATATTTCTCTTTTGTGTCGTGAATAGTGACTTTCGCCTGCAGCAGATCGTCATACGCAAGACACATGGCAGAAATAGAGCTTTCGATGTTCGCAACCGTCAGTGATGGCGTTGCATTGCTCCCACTGGTTGATTTTTCCAGGCCTTCCAGCTGATACGGCCAGGCGGCGTATTCATTTCCCTGCCACCAGATTGGTTTCGCCGGAAGCTTGGACTCATCCCCACCAGCGGCGATGATTTCCGCTTCCGTGTGGGGAATGCGGTAATTGTGAAAGCGGAGAACGTCCGTTAGCCCAAAGGAAGAACCGTCCACCTCAATCAGACGAACATCGTTTCCGGATTCAAGCTTCTGATAGTCTGCGTTTAAGCTCATGGTTTAAATGCCTGGATGAATGTTGCTTCAAGGTTGAATTTTCCCGCACCCAGCCCGGTGGGTTTATACGTTTCGCAACGATACAAACCCAAAGGCTCGAGCGGCGGCTTCCATTGAAAGGCTTTCGTTCCTTCATGCCTGTCGAGAAAAGATTTAATGGCAGAAATGTAGGTTTCGTTGCCAGTGAAGTTGAGCGTCCATTGCTGGGTTCTGGTGTTCAATCCATCCCCTGAAACCTGCTCATATCCATCGCCAAACTGTGCTTTCCTGACGCGGAAATTTATATCTGCCTCAGCGTTAAGTCGTGGGCACCAGGTGAAAGTTTCGATAGCCATTTTTATCGGGTTCCTTTCATTGCGTTCCAGATGTCACCGCCAGGGCGAATATCTCGCATGATGTTCTGCTTATATCGCTGATCAATATATTTACCGACATCAGCACCAAATTGCTCAAGGCCGGGTGAAGTCTGCGTGGAAGTATTTCCGTTGCCATCGATGGTGATGTAAACCTGTGGAGCCGAAGATACAGCCTGACCACCACCAGTGCCAACAGCCCGAACGCCAAGCGAACCATCAGCAGCACGGGTAAGCGGCATAATGGCTTCAGGTCCAGCCTCTGCAAACACACCCGCTCCTTTGGCAAAAGCAAAAAGCTGAGGGGTCTGAAACACGCCATTGCTGTATGCGCTCAGGGACGGAGAGTCGTAAACATTACCCTTCGCGTTAAAGGTGAAGTTCGCGCCAGCGTTCTGAATTGCAGTACCGCTACTGGCGGCAGCGGCGGAAGATGCGCCAAAGCTGAAGAGAGAACCAATTGAACTGACGCCGTTAGCAACAGCCATGTTCACCAGAACGTTCTGGATGATCTTCAGTACGCTCACGCCCCAGTCCTTCCAGCTGTCAACGTTGCCATTGAGCATGTCGGTGATCGTGGTGACCGCGCCACCCATGGCCTGCTTCATGCCGTCAGCGGCCATGGAAGAATAATCAGTAGCTTCGTCCACCCAGTTCGCATAACCCTCAGACAGTCCCGTCATCCAGTCGTCACGCTGCGCATCAGAAGCTGCGTAATATCCCTCCTGGTCGCGCAGGCGCTCTTCGAGGTAGCGCTTATTAAGTGCCAGCCCCTGCTGATAGAACGTCTCGTCGATTTCACCAGCCTGACGCTGGCGGAGAAGATCGGTATTCTTCTGCTCAAACTCCTTACGCAGATTGAACTGCTCCTGAAGTCTTTCACGGAACCTGGTTCCCTGCCCGTAGCCCAGCAGTTGCGCTTCATTGGCTGCGCGGGCGCTGGCGTTACTGTCAGCAAGGTTGGCTTCGTAATTTCGCAGTTGCTCACGCAATTTAACCTGATCGATGAGAGCAGCATTACGCATAACTTCGGCTTTCTGGGCCTGACTTAGCGTAGAAAGCTCACCCTGGCTTACCTGATATTTAACCTTTGCCAGCTCGGTATTCTGCCCTTGCAGAGCGATCTGCTCTTTTTGCTGCTTGATCAGCTTGTCATAGGTATCAGCTGTTTTTTCCGCCTCGGATTTTCCACCCTTATGGCGGCTTGAGTTACGAATTGCTTGTAATTGCCTGGCAGACTCAACTTCCATGCTGACATATTTCTCACGCCAACCAGCTGGAAGGTTCAGATCAGATGCATCGAATTCTGCCTGCTTTCGAGCCTTATCCAAACCCTGAAGGCCAGATAACTCAAGCTGTCGCTGTGCTTTCTCAATAGCTTGTTGTTGCTTATTATCAAGCGCAGGAAGTACAGGTCCTGCATATTTTGGTGGGGACACTGCTGTAGACTGTCTGGAAACCTTGTTCAGCCGGTCATACATCTCTGTAAGAGAACTTACGGCGCCAGCCATTTCTACTGTTTTATTTATAGCCTGATCAGTTATGTCGTTTATTAACTGTTGTGTTTGCTTTCTTTTATTGAGCATTTGCTCAAGTCGGCCTTCTTCAACCGCAAGTTCTGAAGCAAAGTCTGCGGCTTTCTCAACCGCATCGTTATACAGCCATGTCCCCTCTGAAGCAGAATTGGCTGCTAATTTTGCGTTATAAAGTTGATTGGATAATTCAGCAACTTTCTGCTTCTGCTGTTCAATCGCACTATTCTGAGCATCCAGTGAAATATTCGCCTGTCCAAGGTTGGCGGATATCTGCGTCTGAGACATTGATTTCAGATTATCTCGTACCTGCTCGATTGTGTCCGCATATTGGATTGCAGATTCCCTGGCTTGTTCTTGGCGTTGATACATCGTGTACCACGCCCCAGCACCCAACATTAAAATTCCTGGCAAACCACCAACTAACGACAAAAGACCCGTAGCGCCAGTTTTTACAAGCCCCAGCACTGATGTTGCAGAGTTAAGTGCCTGCTGAGAGGCTGCAACGGCTCTGTTTGACTGTACCAGTGCCGCATTTGCTGTAATCATTGCCCGGCGCTTGGATATGGCATTTTGAGTGGCAGTAGCCTCAGCATTAGTATTCTTTGCCAGCACAAGTTCTGACTGAGCAAGCTGGTAAGCTCGCTCAGCAGCAATAGCATCGGCGGCGGCCTTGCGTTGTGATTGGGTAGCAGATTCAGCCCTTGCAGCTGCGAGCGCAATTTCGTTCTTTCTGGCATCTATTAATTGCGCCGTCTGGTTCCCAAGATCGCCAAACATCCCTCCAAGATAGCGAGCTCCACCTATCGCAGCCAAAGCTCCGGCAGCCGTAGCCACAGTGTCTATATTGTCAGAAACCGTATTCAATACGGCAACAAGAGTACTTGTCGCACCAGTGGCTTCATTAGCGCCACCTACCCATGCCATGAAAGCATTTTCGACTTTCGTCGTGGCAGCAGAAACGGTCTGCGGCATTGCCTCAAATTCACCACGCATAGTGCCAAGTTGACTTATCAGGGCCGGGACAACTTTATCTGCGGTTAGCATCCCCTGATCGGCCATTGCCTTCAGATCTTTACGAGCTACACCCATCCCTGCGGCAAGAGCACGGATAACTCGATCACCGTTTTCGTTGACGGAGTTAAATTCCTCGCCTCGAAGAACACCCTGCGCCAGAGCCTGGCTGAACTGCGTGATTACCGAACTCGCTTCAGACGCGCTTGCGCCTGACAGCTTAAGCCCTGTTGATATAGCCTCGGTTACCTTCAGAACCTCTTCTGAACTGTAGCCATATTCACGCATAGAAGCGGCTGAACGCGCAAAAAGACTCGCATTATCAGAGAAGGCGGTTCCGGTTCGCTGGCTAATATCCATCAGCGCCCGCTGGGACTCCGTGAAATCATCTGACGACTGGGAAGCCTGCTTTAGCCTGGCATTAACAGAGCTCCATTCATCGGCCAGCGATATAAGATGACCAGTCGCAAATGCTCCAGCAAATGCACCAGCCATTCCCAGTGCTGAGGCCTTCGCGGTGTTTATTTGACTAGTTACCTCAGCCAAGGCACGCTGAGTTTCACGCGAAGCTGCGGCCGATTGGCGTCCTCCAGTCTGCATTACCCGGTAATAGTCATTCCCCATTCTTGAAGCACGAGAAATTTCAGACTGGAATGACTGAGAGTTTGCAGATATTTTGATGATCAGTTCGCGCAACGTAGCCATATTTTCACCCATAAAAAAACCCGCTTGATAGCGGGTCGTGAGTTATAAACTGTCTTTTCTTTGGTGAGCGACTTGTATTAATAAATCTATTTGCGCATCTTGCTTTTTATTTATCTCTTTAAGGGCTTCAACTTGTTCATTTGCCCTTGTGCTAAACCGTAATAAATAAAAAATCACAATTAGATTTATCAGCCAGCCGAATATTCCAAACACTACTACCAGTGGTTCCATAACGCCTCCTTTACTTAAGGAAAGAGCGTATCGCTACATTGAAGGCATGTGAAGCAATTATTGTGTCGCAGCTGTAAGTGCCGCCTCAAGCCCTGCAAACGGGTCCTTCGGTTCTGATTGCTCATCACCACCCCAGCGCAGGATCGCATCGTCCAGCGGTACTTTTGCCCCCTGCGAGCCGTAGATGGCAGAGACAATCTGCGCTGCATGGATATCACCGCGAATATCGCCAACCGGGCTTTGCCTGTCGTACTCAATCCACATCAGAAGCTCGCTTGCCGTCATATTCTGCCGAAGCTCTGAGAGCGTGCGCCCCATCCGGAGCGCAAGCGACATCAGAAACTTTACGCCGGGGGTTGAGACTTTTCCCGCGCTTCGTCCGCATTGTTGATCAGGTCAAGCGCCTGTTTGAGCAGACGTGAGTGCACGGGCCCGTAAATTTCACGCACCTGCTCTTCTTCGTCTACGCTGAATACCGGTTGCTTATCGGTGTCACACAGAACGTCAATGAAGAGCACCACGTCAGCGCAAAGATTACGGTGCGCCTTTTCCGATACCGACACATTTTCATCGTCGCCCCCCCCTTTCACCACCTCCTGCCAGCGCAGCCAGGCTTCACCTGACGGCTCACGGAGAACCACTTTGACACCTTCCCACTCAGGGACAACGACCGTCTTATGGCGAAAGCCAGCCATTTTCGCCATGGCTAATTGTTTTAAAGTTTGCGACATCGCTTATCCATGCCGGGACAACCCGGCATCTCCATTAACTGATAGTAAGGGTGCAGGCAGCTGAGGTAACCGTTTTGACCGGAGAAGAAGAATCCGTAACCACACAGGTGTAATCACCTGCATCACCTGAAACTGCGGTGGCTTTATTAAAGGTATCGGATGTCTGCCCGCTGACGGTGCTACCTGCCTTCTTCCAGGTGTAGGCATACGGAGGCTTACCACCGGCAGCTACTACAGCCATGCTGATCGCAGCCCCCACCGCTACAGACAGTGAGGAAGGAAGATCAGTGGTCAGTTTAAGTACAGAGTCAATCTGGACAGGCTTGCCTTTAAGGCGCAGTGAGAATGTAGCTGCCACAACACCATTGGTACCAGATGACCAGGTATGCTGGCGAACTTCGGCCAGGAACTTAAAACCATTACCTGACGGGAAGATGATCTGGAAGCCGTAAGTGGTGTCGTTGTCATACGCATCACGCAAGGCGTCCTGCGCTGGATTATTGTAGAAGTTGCCGGACAGAGAGATTTCTGACGGAGAAGGCAGGCCGTTGATGTTCTCCTGCTCGGTAGAGCAAAGTGTTGTTACGTCGATATCCTGCTTCTGGCCACCAGTGAACTGAATTTCTTTGATGGTGCAACTCAGATCGAGAAAGGTGGCGGAATCCATCGTTTCTTTGGTGGACGGCAGGGAGGAAATAAGGATCTTCGTCAGCTGCGATTTTTCATAAAGTGCAGACATAGCTGTCTCCTGGAAAAAGAAAACCCGCCATCTGGCGGGTTCGTTGGGTGAATTAATTGTCAGGGGGTAACTTTAAAATCCAGGGTGGCACGGTAGAGCCGATAATCTGGCTCGTACCCGGGGATTTTTACCACCTCTGTAGGGGTTAACGGCTCAAGCGAAGCGAGCACCAAATCTCTCAGGGATCGTGATTCAGCGATCGAAGTGGAATACACATCGACCTGAACGGAAACCCTGCTCTCTGCCTGACCACACAGCACGTCAGCGGAAACATCATCGACGATGGAAAAGATAATCCAGGGTGGAGAGACAGACGGTTTACCGTCACTACCTAATGGCGCAACATAGGGATATACCCGTCCTTCTGCCAGGGGAGAAAGCAAGGCGTAGATATTATCTTCATTCACTTGCTCAATACCTCATCAATAGCCTGATTCATCCTGGCAATGGCGACGCTGGCGGCCTCTTCCTCGCGAGTATCGTAAGCGGGTCGCACAAACGGATGTGCAGGCATGTTCGCGGTTCCCATTTCAACGAATCGCCAGTAAAAGGCGTTTCTCGGGTTCTTCGCCTTCATCGTGTTATCGCTGTTGCCGGTGCGCGGGTTAACGCCACGAATATGGACGCCGGAAGAAATTTCCCCGCGGCGACGGCTTTTTTGGGTCACCACCACCACGTTTTTTTTCAGTTTCCCGGTACGCACCGGAGCGCGGGCGATCACCTCTTCCTTAAGCACTTCGGCACCGGCGCGCGTGGCATCACGCAGAACCTTGTTATTTTCAGCGCGGCTAAGCGCCTCCAGATCCTTTGCGATGTCATTTAACCCGGAAAAATCGAGGCTCGTCTCAATCATTTTTCAGCTCCCGTTTTGCAAAGAATTTCCAGGCGAGTGCCGGTCGCATTTGCTACAGGAGGACCGATGATATTTAGCACCTGACCTTTATACGGGCCGCTGAGCACTTCCAGACGAGAAGAGGCATTCAGCTCTGACCTGAAGCGCATCCAGACGCGAATGGTTGCCTGCGCCGTTTCCGCGCCGCCTGAAAGCTGCTCTCTGCCGCTGATCCCCTTTACCTCAGCCGGGACCGGGTTGCCACCAGTCCACGATTCAACCGGCTGACCAGATGGATCGCGCGAAGTCGTGAAGGTGAGAATTTTTACCCTGTGCCTGAATCGTCCAGGTTCCATCAGGAGCCCTCCTCAGGTTCAGATTTACCGCGCCAGTTGCGATGAATGAACATCATGCGTTCGGCGGCTGCATTCTCATAAAGCTGCACTTCGCTTTGTGCCGTCCGGTGTTCAAACATGTCAGCAAAGACAAGCAGAACGGCGCCCTTAACGGCGGCAGGAATATCAGCCGCAACCTTCCATGCTGGTTCATCGCACCAGCGCATGCAGTAGTCAAAAGCGGCCTGGGCGTACAGCGTGATCAGCTCGTCCCTGTCGTCTTCCTCAAACTCAATCTGCTGCTTAAACAGACTGAGGGGAATTACATCCAGAACATCTATCGCCATACGTTAAAAGGGCGGGTTTCCCCGCCCCCTCCATCATTAGTCAGCAGAGAAGGTGCCCTTGATGATTGCTGTCGGGCGATAATGCGCCAGCGCCAGACGCTCTTCGCACAGGATGGTCAGCATGTTTTTCACGAAGTTATCGCGGTCTTCACGGCTAACTTCCACGGTGGCATCCATGCGATCCCAGACCTGTGAGGCCATATCGAAACCGCCTACGGTAAAGGTGCCGACGGCCTGCGCCTTAGTCGGAACCACTGGCAAGCCCCACATGATGTTACTGGTGAATGCCTGAGGACCACCGAAGATATAGCGGCCTTCATTGTCTTTCAGCAACGCGATGTTGTGCCAGTCGCGCGGGTTCAGGACGATACCGGAAGCGCTGAACTCAGACTCGGTCACCTGATAAATAGCGTGAGCGATAATGTCAGCGCGGGTGTCGCCGGTGGCATTCAGCGAGGTGTCATAGGCGGTTGCCACTTTGTTCAGCCCTTCCAGGTTATCCCCGGTACCGTCGCCGTTCAGCAGCTGGCCCTCTTCCTTCAGTGCCAGGCCGTACATGAGGCGGTTGTTAATGTAGGACTGAAGCATTGGCGCATCATCCATCACCTGACGTGATGCCTGCACCCAGTGCGCGATGGTCTTCACGTTCGCGGTTTGTTTGCTGAAGGTGATATCCGATTCTGGCTTCAGTGCTTTCTCTGCCACCACGTCGGCGTTATTGGTAAACACCTCTTCACGCACATATTCCAGAGCGTTACTGGAAGTGCGGCCCTGAGACAGCAGATCACGAATGGTAAGACGGCGCAGGCCTGGCATGATGATGCCTGGGATCTGCATAGGCTGGATCAGTGAGCCAGCCGAACCAGCGTCACTGCCTAGTGACTTGTTAAACGTTTTAGCGCCAAAGGTGCCCTGTTTACCGTCCCATGACTTAATAAGCTCTTCAGCAGCCCGTTCAGAGAAGGATTTCTTCTCACCAGGATTCTCAGCGCCGGATGCCAGTTTCTGTTCCAGATCGAAGAGGCGAGCGCCGGATTTGGTCAGCTCTTCCTGTACTTTCATCAGGTCGGACTGCAACTGTTTGGAAACCTGGCCTGTGCTTTCGATTTCTGCTTTCTGCGCATCGAAAAGCTGGGTCATTTTCTGCTGGGATTCTTCGATAGCTTTTTGAATGAGAGCGAGTTCAGACATAATTATTTACCTAAGTTAGAAGGGAAAGATTTGATGCTCTGAAGCAGAGCGTTTATTTGTGCTTCGTTTCCGTCGCCCTCGGACTCGCTCCGAATCGCTGACTTAAACCGGGCTATTAGCCCAACTGCCTGTGATTTGGTGAGGCCGACTGAATCCCTCAGCCAGTTCTCCACATCACGAATCGTTTCAATGCCATCGACACTTTTCATGGCTGCGATGCCAGCCTGTTCGTTGGCGGGGAAAGTGCAGACGCTGATTTCGCGCAGAGCCTGGATATTCTTAAAAATGCGGCCTGTTGGAATGATGGTGTAATCGTCTTTCGAAACGGAAAAGCCAACCGACATACCTTCAACCGTACCGTGCTGCATTGCCGCTTTTAGGTCAGCGGCGCCGCTGTGTCCTGGGGTAAGTTGACCGCGCACATACAGGCCTTTTTCGTCCTCAGCCAGGCTGTCCCATTTGCCAACCGGCAGTTCCCACGTCCTGTGGTTAAAAAACATCGCCACTTTTCGGGTCTGGTTCGCCAGCGCGTTTTTAAACGCCCCGGGCAGAATGATGTCGCCATCGGAATCGGTGTTATTAAAAACAGAGGCGTAGCCTTCAAAAATCCCCTGTTTACCGTCACCGGTGAATTTGATTTCTGTCTCGTCGAAGGACAGCGTTTTTACGATTTCAGGCATTACGGCCCCCATAAAAATTAAGCCCCGTTATTACGGGGCTCTTTGTTGGTTCCTAAATCGGTGATCGGCACGTATTGCGACTGGCGCATTGCCACATCGCCACCCGGCAATGGCGGGAGGTTGTCCGTTCGTCGCATCTCGTTGATGGTGCGTAGCCCTGCCTCTCCCATTGCCTTCATAAAGGCAGCGCGGGATGCCGAATCGCCCCTCAGCAGGCCGTCGAGGTTGTGCTCAGCATGAATGCGGCCAACATCCTTAGCAGGAATAAGCCACCGCTGAATGCTGTTTTCCCACCTGGAGATATAGGGCTGCAGGGTGTACTGCAGGAAGCCGAGATTCTGCTGCTCGATGCCCGATCCCCAGCTCGTTGATTTCTCGACGTCGCCGACAAGGTGAGGCGGTACGCCAAAGAATCGCGCCAGTTCACTTACCTGAAATTTTCGGGACGCCATCATTTCGGCATCCTGCGGAGTTACGCCAATTGCCGATGTAGAAAAACCCGCTTCCAGAATCCAGAGGCGTTTTTTTACCGGGCCGCCGGCGATCTCTTTGAAGTTCTCTTCGACCTGGGAGCGCTGCTGTTCAGTTAGCACTTTTTCGCCAGTTGAGAGGATTTGCGGAGACTTGGCGCCGTTGGCAAAGAAATCTCGCTGCTGGTCCTCCATCGCAACTGCCACACCTGCCGATTTACAGGCAAAAGCAATGGGTGACAGGCCTACAAGCCCGGTGAATCCGAAGCCTTTAAGGTGAAAAATCTCTTTCTGCGAAAAGTCGGCGTATTCGCTGTCGCGTTGATAGCGATAAACCACTTTTTTTCCGACTAGTTTCACATCCATATTGGCAGACTGAAGCGGGAGAAGGCTGATCACGTCACCTGCGCTGTTGCGGTCCACAAGTGCATATGCGTTACCGTAGAAACAGAGCTGCATCGTCATGGCCTCCCTGAATTCTTGGGCGGTCATGTACTGATTCGGCGAGTAGCGCAGCAGTCGCGCCAGTGGATTGCTCAAATCCACTTTTTTACGGTTGTCATTCTGGTCTGTTTCGAAGACATCAAGCGGTAAGCATGCCGTGAGCGTTGAAATCAGGCTCACGCAGCGCCACACAGTCGAAATTTGCAGTATCCGTTCATCGTTAATGGATGAATCGCCCAGGTGTCCGTGGGCCGAAACAGGCCCCGTCTGTGAGCCCTGATTTGGGGTGACTAAACGCCCGCCGACAAACCAGGACTGCAGCCTTGCCCACCAGCCGTTATTGGTTCGCAGGTCAATCGTGTATTTAGGTTCTTCCATCACATGCTCAGCGGTCGGAAAATGAAGTCGTCGAAGTCACCACCCTGTTCGGTAACTTCCCCATTAGCAGCACCAACGGACATTGTCATTGCGACCATGCCATCAATACGGCCCGTTGCTTTGGATTTATCGAGCTTGCGGTTGCCAGCAGCATCTTTCACCACCACCGCATTCACAGCACACATCGTTAATACTGGGTGCATGCCATGCCTTACGCGCCCGTTAAGCATCAGAGACTCCAGCGTGTCTACAGCTGGCCCCATATCCTTAAAGCCCTGGCCGAACTCGACCAGCGGGAGGCTCAGCCCAATGGCATCGGCATCCTTCCTGAACTGGTCAATGCGCCAGCGGTCAAAAGCCATCGAGGTAAGGTCGAAATCACCGATAATTTCAGCTATATCCGCAACGACGAATGAGTAATCCACCGAAGCTCCTGGCGTGGTGCGCAGCAGCCCCTCCCTCACCCAAACGTCATAGGGTGCTCGGTCCGTTTTGGTTCGCTCTTCAAGAGTCTTTTGCGGTGTCCAGAAGAAGGGGAAAACATCCCAGACACCATCATCTGCTTCACCAGCGATAACCAGCGCCGTTAAGTCGTTCCTGGCTGACAGATCCAGCCCCGCGTACCACTTCCTCGGGGTGTTAATCGGCATCTCTCCGCAAAGCTCCCACACGCTGCGGGAGATAAACGGCGATACGGTAGACACGCGCTGATTGAGGTTGAGGTTTCGGAAGGTGTTTTCGAAGCTTGGCATTCGGCAAGCTTTCTCAGCCTGGCGCGCCATGTCTTTTTCTGACCTGAATGTTCCCAGTGCCGGGTTCGCAGCCAGCCAGGACTCGCGTTTACTGATATCAGCGTCTTTTGGCGCTTCATAAACGTGGCACACGATGTGCGGATCTTTCGATTTGACCGCATCATCAATCCAGATGCTAAGCAGGTCAGCATCGTTTGCTGCCTGCGTACTGATAACGATTAGCAGCGGGTTTTCATGAGCCCCCTGCGCCGTAGTTATTGCATCGATAAAATCATCCTGCGGGCCCCTAACCTGCCCTGTTTCATCGAGAATGGCCAGAATGGGGGAAAGGCCGTGCGTCGTCTTACCTTCTGCGGATAAAGCCTTGTATTCGACGTTACACGGCAGGCCGATCAGCTTTTTGCCGCTGGGCGTAATGTGCACAATCTCCTGCAGCTTGGGGTTCAGGTTAACCATCTTCACCGCGAGGTTAAAAACGATGGCCGCCTGTTCCCGGCTGAGTGCACCGCTGACAATCTGCGTGTTCTGCACCGCTTCAGGCCCCACCAGGTGAGCCAGCAGAATTCCGGCAATCAGGCCAGTCTTACCATTTTTTCGGGCGATGCTGAGGATCGCCATATCCGTTCCGGCTGGATTGTCGTAAACCGCCAGGATGAAATCTTTCTGAAAGGGGTCCAACCGCATAGGTTGGCCGATAAGCTTGCCTTCTGGCACGATGCAAAAGCGCTCAATGAACGCTATTACACGCTCACCTCGCGTCATAGTCTTTTATCCGTGCTTGGGAAAGGCGATCAGGTTGTCGTCCTGGTCCTGATGCTCGTTTTTGGTATTCCGTGCATCACGATCGTTCTGATTACGTTTCTTCTGGTCGCGACTTTCGCCGTTGGTTGCGTGGGAGTGGATCTGGAGGTCGCGGCGCTGAGCCAGGATAGTTCGTTGTAGCTCAACAATCTGCTTGCGTAGGTCTTTGATAAGCCCTTCGTCGCGGCCCTCTCCGCGAATTCGCTCTTCTTTGCGTAAATCCTTGCGTAAAACGGTGATATAGAGCTGATTATTAGCAAGTTCTACGGCGGCTAGCAGGTCGGCAGGCGTCCAGCTGTCCAGAGCTTTCGATCTGATATTGTCATGCCAGAATGGTTCGGCTTTTTTCTCCAAACCTGCATGGGACGGCGGATCGATGGTGTCCACAGCTGCATTTTTCATGGCCTGAACCGCTGCCGCCGAACTGTCGGAACGGATTCGTTTATCTGCCATATGTCAACACCTTAAAACTAAAAAAATCGGGTTAGCGTTAAATTCAAACTTTGGCGGCGGTCATTTAGGGCAAAGGTTTTGAAGATTTGATCCCCCCCCTGCCATGAATGCGATTCATTCTCATTTGATATCGTTGCATTTGAAATGATTTCACATGATAGATAATCGACTTGCCGCCGCCGCGCTATGCCGAATGTTTGTCTACCTGTTCGAGTTTGTGATCGCCTTTCCCATACTCGGACCACACATGTCCTGAGACGGTCAATGTCGGTACGTCCTCGCCTACGGTGTGGGAGAACTGGATAGACGTTACGCGCTTCATCTCCACGCCATCAATCGCCAGCTGAACAAACTTACCGTCTCGGTATTCAATGATGAGGTCTTTCATTACGTGCTCCAGTGAGACGCAGGATCGAGCGGGTAGCCGTTGGCATCACAACCGATTACCGCGCCGCTCTTCTCCATTCTCTGTTTCGTTGAGTCATGATGCGCTTTGCACAGTGGCTGCCAGTTCTCTTTACTCCAGAACAGGAGCTGTGCTTTCGATATGGCCAGAGGGTTACCTGACTTAAGCGCATCTTTCAGTTTGTGGGGCACGATATGGTCGACCACCGTTGCTGGTGTTATGCGCCCCTGCTGCTCGCACATCACACACAGTGGGTGCTGCTGGAGAAAACGCAGACGGGCCTTATCCCATCGGCTGCCATATACGCGGGGCTCTTTGTTCATGCCAGTCTCCATGCACGGCGGCGTTCTGGTTCATGACCAGTTTGTAAATCTCTAACTGGAATTTCTGTTCTTCAGTCATGGGAATAATCTCTGCCATTGTTGGCTCCGTTTATCCGTTAAAAGGGATATCAGTTAAGTTATCCCGTGTAGGGTATAAGCCATTGTCGAGACCACTCATTGAATTGCCTCTGCAATAACCGATGTCTTTCCATCAGTCCGCCACCACAAAGAATCTTTTTTGCCATAAGGCAGGAGGTTTATCTTTCAGTGGCTGCCAGTGTTATTTCCCCACTTTCTGGCTTGGGTTGTTTCGCGGTGCTGCCGTTAATTAGTGACCAGAAATTAACTCCGGTTTCATTATCAAGCCCACCCGCAGATGAGCTTTGTAATGGTTACTTCGCTTTTGCTTCCGCTCGCTTACGCCGGCGCTCTTCTTTCCTCTCGGCTTTTGCCATGTCCATGAATGCCTGCATGATCGAGTTCCGCATCATGTAGCTGACAAAGTGATGGTTGACGCAACCGTTAATACGGAGTTGCTCGCCAAACTCATCCACCGAGGCCAATGCTTCCATCATGCCCTTCTCGCCTTTCATGAACTCTGAGAAGTCGCGCCCCGCTCTGGAGGCGCATTCTATTATTCGGGTGCTCATGATCAGGCCGCCGCATAGAGCAATTTCATCTGCCCTTTCACCGGGAATGCCGACATGCAACGCGCTTCGAAATCACGATAATCAGAGCACCCATTGGCAATGCTGGTAACGGCAATGATCTGTCGCTCAACCAATGTCAGCGCGTCAGGTTTAAGGTGCTGATGGATTTTGTCTCCCGCAGCCAGCCGTCTTTTAACCTCTGCATATACTTCTGGTGGTAATACCGGGCCATATACCCACTTGGCACTGATCATCCCAAATAGTGCTGGGCGACGACCTGGTCGATGGCGGGGCAGCCCTGACATTTTGAACATCGCAGAATAAAACGGATCGCTAAACCTCTTTTCCCATGGCTGAGATTTATCCAGAAGGAAAATAGCCTTTATTCTTTCATCGTCGATATGATGAACGGAACCCTGAATGATTGCGTCAATTTGCTCATCACACCAGATCTCAAAATCTACAGAAAGCCATCGAGCAAATCTGACCGCCAGTTTTGGGTGAAGCCATGTTCCGCCGCCACGGTCTTTGCGAGCGCGGCTGGTTTTTACATATGTGATATTCCCATATCTACTCTTTAACGCCTCGATGTAACGGACAGTCTCAGGAAGCCTAAGCCACTGAGCCGGCTCCTTGTTGAACTTGTCAGCTGCCGCAGTCGCGTCAAACCAGCCATCGTCAGAAAAACGCATGGGATGGCCTTCGAAATCAATCGGGATGATATTGGACATCGTATTTACCTTTTTGGTGATATGAGCCAGTTCTCGCAGACATGGACAGCCCAAGAGCGGCACGATGTAAGCCACCGTCCTGTCTCTGTCTCATATCCCGAAAAGCTCTTGGTTGATATGCGCACGAGAATGCGCGTTTACTGCGGACATAAAAAAGCCCCGCATCGCGAGGCTCATTAAATTGACTTTGTGATTTGCAAAAAAATTATTTCAGGCATTGCGTCCTGATGTATTCCTGCAGGTAGTTAACCTGCGCGGTTATCCTGTCGATTCCACTTCGGAGACGGTAATAATTGAGTTCAGCATCTGCTGTAAGTCTTGGGCTTTCTCCATCGCCCATGCTGCTGGCTCCGGTCGTTGACTTTGTACAGGTGGCGGCGACTTGCAGGCGCTTACGACCAGCAGAAACATCAGCACGGAGACTTTCGATAGTCGCGTTAGCATCAGCAAGCTCCTTTGTGTATCTGGCGTCAAGTTCTGCTACATCACGTTGACGCTTCTGCATGTCAGCGATTGTGGATGTGGCTTTATCGCGCTGCTCTTTGTAGGTAATGGCGTTATCACGGTAATGATTAACAGCCCATGACAGGCAGACGATGATGCAGATAACCAGAGCGGAGATAATCGCGGTGACTCTGCTCATACCTCAATCTCTCTGACCGTTCCGCCAGCCTCTTTGAATTTTGCAATCAGGCTGTCAGCCTTATGCTCGAACTGACCATAACCAGCGCCAGGCAGTGAAGCCCAGATATTGCTGCAACGGTCGATTGCCTGACGGATATCACCGCGATCAATCATCGGCAAAGCGCCACGCTCTTTAATCTGCTGCAATGCCACAGCGTCCTGGCTTTTCGGAGAGAAGTCTTTCAGGCCAAGCTGCTTACGATAGGCATCCCACCAACGGGAAAGAAGCTGGTAACGGCCTGCAGCTGTTGATTTGAGTTTGGGGTTTAGCGTGACAAGTTTGCGAGGGTGATCTGAGTAATCAGTGAATAGCTCTCCGCCTACAATGACGTCATAACCATGATTTCTGGTTTTCTGACGTCCGTTATCAGTTCCCTCCGACCACGCCAGCATATCGAGGAACGCCTTACGTTGATTATTGATTTCTACCATCTTCTACTCCGGCTTTTTTAGCAGCGAAGCGTTTGATAAGCGAACCAATCGAGTCAGTACCGATGTAGCCGATAAACACGCTCGTTATATAAGCGAGATTGCTACTTAGTCCGGCGAAGTCGAGAAGGTCACGAATGAACCAGGCGATAATGGCGCACATCGTTGCGTCGATTACTGTTTTTGTAAACGCACCGCCATTATATCTGCCGCGAAGGTACGCCATTGCAAACGCAAGGATTGCCCCGATGCCTTGTTCCTTTGCCGCGAGAATGGCGGCTAACAGGTCATGTTTTTCTGGCATCTTCATGTCTTACCCCCAGAAGGGGATCTGTTCAAATTAGGAATTATAGATATGGTCGCTTGAACAAATCCGGGTTACGGTTGATTTGTAACGGGTTTGTTCGTGACCGCATTCATGAGCAAATCAGGCGTGGATTGCTCCAACAATACATGCCGCTCATATCACGAAGCCCAGCCATTGATGCTGGGTTTTCTTTTTTAAAGCGCACTAGACAACCGTATCCACAGAGTGTCAGCAATGAGTTGGTTAGGTCTGGTTCTTGGTAGAAGTACGCTTTAAAAAATGGGCTGAGGGTTGTAGCCCAAAATACTGAGGGAATGGTAAGGATGAACAACGGTTTTGCTCTGGGTGGATTTGGCTGTGGTGGCCGGCGCTGATCTCCGGCTTGTATACAGGCACCTTGTTCTTCCGAAGCTCTCCTGCGCGCATCAGCCTGCGCATTCACCACACCGGAAAGAGCACTTGCGGAGTCGAACCGCCTTGGCTTCTAGAACTTTCGCATATAGCTAATCGCTAGTCTCCGTCACCAGTAATGCTCTTTCCGTTGTGTGCCCATTATTAATCACACCGGGCCAGTGCGCCAGATTCGTTGATGAGGAACTGGAATACCTCACTGGTGTTTAGCGGTTAAGCTACGGCCAGATACATTTCTTCGTTTGCATTTATCTTTGTGATCAGTTTCTAAAAAACCGCAAAGTCGCTTACGAAAACCATCGGAAAGAACACATCTGTCTGCCGGGTCTCTGAATGTTCTTCCAATCCAGCCCTATCAGTGCGTCGATATGCTCTTACCTGATAGCCTTCAATCTGGCTCAGGACTCTCGCGTATGAGTGTCAACGTGTCGTGCAGCACGCATTAACTCGAAAGTCATGACCGGATTGCAGAAATGAAAAAGCCCCGAGCTATTAACTCAGGGCTTTATTTAACGAGTGCATTTATCCATCGTTGAGTCAAATTTACCCAATTTTATTCAATAAGTCAATATCATGCCGTTAATATGTTGCCATCCGTGGCAATCATGCTGCTAACGTGTGACCGCATTCAAAATGTTGTCTGCGATTGACTCTTCCTTGTGGCATTGCACCACCAGAGCGTCATACAGCGGCTTAACAGTGCGTGACCAGGTGGGTTGAGTAAGGTTTGGGATTAGCATCGTTACAGCGCGATATGCGGCGCTTGCTGGCATTCTTGAATAGCCGACACCTTTGCATCTTCCGCACTCTTTCTCAACAACTCTCCCCAACTGCTCTGTTTTTGATATATCAACCGCACGGCCTGTACCGTGGCAATCTCTGCATCTTGCGCCCGGCGTCGCGGCACTACGGCAATAATCCGCATAAGCGAATGTTGCGAGCACTTGCAGTACCTTTGCCTTAGTATTTCCTTCGAGCTTTGCCACACCACGGTATTTCCCCGATACCTTGTGTGCAAATTGCATCAGATAGTTGATAGCCTTTTGTTTGTCGTTCTGGCTGAGTTCGTGCTTACCACAGAATGCAGCCATTCCGAATCCGGCTTGTGATTGCGCCATCCCCATAGCAGCCATCACATCAGTACCGGAAAGAGAGTCAGAAGCCGTGGCCCGTGGTGAGTCGCTCATCATCGGGCTTTTTGGCGAATGAAATTTAGCTACGCTTTCGAGTCTCATCGTCTTCCCCTCTTGCCCTGTTTGACCATCAGGACGCCGTTAACTATTACATGACGCTCACCTTTGCTGTCTCGGTTGTACTTGAGCACTGTTCCTCTTGCGCAGGAAAGCATCCTCGCCACTTCGGTCTTATTGCCTCGTGTCTGGATAAGAAGCTCTGGTATCGTTTGAATTGTGGCGTTCATACGTTCTCCAGTTCGGTGATTTTTATTCCAAGCCTTCCGCCTGGTACTTTCACGCCACGAATTACGCGAATGTCATCGAATTGCTCGTCGTCTTCCGCAAATCCGGCGTGGATAAGGGAGTCGAGTAAACCCTTCAGGATGTTATCGAGGTCGCGGCGGCGGGAGTCTGGAACGTCTGCGATGACTTTGATGCGGAGTCTTGATTTGGTGAAAATGTCTAACTTGAGTTGGCGGATGATTTGCTGAACGTCTTTTCGGTATTTCTGGCCTTTATCGCTGATGTAGTATTGGCTTCCCCGTCTTCGCCAGTAGGTGTTCAGCGACGGTGGGTATGGAAGTACAAACTGATATTCGTTCATGGCTTAATCTTCCCCTCCTTCAGCAGTATCGCCTGCGTCCTGATCACGCCTTCGAGGTGGTAAAGTCTGGCGTCTTTGTTGTCGAGATTATGGGTGCGTCGGTCGATTTCATCGTGACACGCGCTACAAGCCCATGCGCCGATCAGGTCGTCAGGCTTCATTCCAGTTCCGCAAATTCCAGCCATCCTGTAATGTGCCAGAACTGTAGTTTCAGGATTGCCATTGCATACGCCGTAAATACGTACCTGACATTCTCTTCCGCGTGCTTCTTTGCGTAGGTTAGCCATTATGGTTCGCTCCAGTAATTCTCAATTGCAGCAGCCATTCTCTGCATCCACTCTGCCAGCTTTAACGCGGCTTCTCTTTCAGAACCACATTTAGGGAAATCCTTCATTTCCATGCTGGCCTTATATGTTCTGAATGCCAGGTCTCCGGTAATAACCAGATCCTGATCAAGCACAGAGCGTTTATTCCGGTGCTGAACGTAATAGACAGATTCAGTCCGCATTTCTTCTCTGTCTTTTTTGAAGGAAATAAGCTCAGAGAAATCACTCATCGTCTTCTTCCTCGTACATTGAGCTATTCGGATCGCTCATCAGTTCTGCGCAGCAGTGCTCACACACGTGAACTTCCAGCACATGCAGCTTCTGACCGCAGTTAGCGCACGTTAAAGCCCGCTCGACGCTTTCTTTCTGGTATTGAATGGATTGGGATGGGCTAAGCATTATTGGATTCTCTGCATCATGAGAAAGACAATCATGGCGGCGCGGAGGGGATTTTCATGTATAGCTCGCTTAGATTTACAGTAGGCCACACCGCGTGCACCCCACTCGTCTTCATCGAGATTGATAATGCTAATCCTGTATTTTTCAATAATCGGCCATGCGTCTGCTGGGTTTGCGCATGGGTTAAAGGAACCGCGCTCAACTTCTACTTCAACTGCGTCTCCGTTTACAATGTCTCCCTCAAATGAGACAAACACCATATCGCCATTCTCACCTTCTTTGTAATCCGGTGATCCGTTATGAATGGCTTCAAATACCGCCACGTTAATTTCAAAATCACTTAACTGTGAATAATCCATTGTCATTTCCTCGCACGATGTCTTAGCCACCGGATATCCCACAGGTGAGCCGTGTAGTTGAAGGTTTTTACGTCAGATTCTTTTGGGATTGGCTTGCGTTTATTTCTGGAGCGTTTCGTTGGAAGGTATTTGCAGTTTTCTCAGATGATGTCGGTGAAACTTCGTCGCTGTCGTCTCATTCATACCTCCTGTCGGTAAATCTGACACCCTGACCAATAGCCCAGGCTGTCGTGTACTCAATCAGACTTGCCATACGCTTCACGCTCATCTGCGCGCTGCTTTCGCGAATGTTGACGAATTCGCCTTCAAGGCCGCGCAAAACATCAGCTTCCTGTTTTGTTGCCACTGCATGACCGCTGATCAACAAAACCTTCCATTGTTCTGGTTTTAACCATTTATCGCGCCACTGAACTTGCCTAGCGATATCTGCGATCATCGCGTGAAATTTTGCGTTCTGGTCAAGGTTGCGCTTGTAGTCAGTAATGCGGATGGTGACTGGCTTGTCTTTATCGAGTGGTGTTGCGAGGATGGCATTTATTGCGGCTTGCTGTTGTTGCTTAGTTCGGAGGAAGATTGTTTGCTTCACTGAATACTCCTTTATTTTTTATGCCTGTAACCCCATTCTTCCAGCAACCTTGCGGCGTACCACCCAAGAAACAAAGGAAAGAACATTACAATGAGATATTCCCCGCCACGGTCAATGTTCGAAATTGACCAGATTACGATGTAACCAGTGCAGGACAGGAATATTACAAACCCCAAAAAGCTACTTCGTCGACTCATGCTCACTCCTTCACTTTGATTCCAGCGGCGCGGATGGATTCATCGATATCGTCACGGTCGTACACAGCAATAGCATCACTGACAAACCATACAGGCAACTCAATTTCAATAGCTGCTCGCGATGCCTGCCACGTTTGCCAGTGGCCTTGAACATCGTCCATCACGTATTGACCACCAATATCACCACTGCCAATTTCATGGTGATTTTCAGGGTAACGGATAAGGTCTGATGATTCGCCTCCACGTCGCAACCAACTTTCTTCAAACTGCTTTCTTGATTCGTCCATCGATACTTACCCTCAGTTCAACTCACAAAACGCCACGCCATTTTTGCTACGACAACAGGCATAACACCGATAATCACCCAGACAAATGCAGCGCCAAACAACGTATACCATGGGTCTTTACCGTCATTCACAAGACGAATGTAGCTATGCAGAACAATAAAAAACGTCAGAAGAATCCATCCAACGCCAACGCATTTGAATGCGACGAGCATAAACTCAGCCACGATTTACTCTCCCCCAAATAAAAAGGCCTGCGATTACCAGCAGGCCTGTTATTAGCTCAGTGATGTAGATGGTCATACGTCAGCCCCTTGTGCATATCGTCTGCCACGCGCAGCAGGTGCATTTGATGTTGTGCAAATCTGTCTGGCTTCATCCTGGTCACATGCAACAAAGTGTCCGTTGCAGAACCGCTGGTAAACCGTACCAAGCGAGCCAAAACGGTTTTTCGTCACAATGATTTCAGCAAATGGCGCGGCGCTACTGTTCTCGTCATATACCGCTTCCCGATAGAGCATGATGATTGAGTCTGCGTCCTGTTCAATGCTTCCTGAATCACGCAAATCTGCGTTTGTCGGGCGTTTGTTTGGTCGCTTCTCAACATCGCGCGAAAGCTGACTCAGGGAGATAACGGGCGTTTTCAGGTCTTTCGCCATCGCCTTCAGGCTTCCGGAGATGTGAGCAATTGCGAGGTCGTTGCGGTCTGCTTTCGGCTTCTCAATCAGGCCAAGATAATCCACCATGATGAGTGAGAGGTTTGGATTTTCCTGTTTGTGCCGTTCTGCGATTGAGCGTATTTCTTCGACCGATAACCGCGAGGCATCGACTACCCATACATCCAAATCTGCAAGCTGACTCATGCCGTTAGCAACGCGCGCCCAGCCTTCGTCATCCATCGCTGCAGGATTTCGCAGCACACTAACCGACATCCTCCCGGCGTTGGCAATGCTTCGCTCTGCAATCTGCAATGCGCTCATTTCCATTGAGAAAATCAATACCCCGCGCCGGACGTCAGAACCAGGAATAACGCGGCTTGCAACGCCTTCGGCAATCTTCAGCGCCAGTTCGGTTTTCCCCATACCAGGACGAGCAGCGATTATCACCAGGTCTTCCGCGTTCATCCCTCCGGTGATGGCATCAAGTTCTTCGATTCCGGTCTTCAGGGTATCTGACTCTTCTCCGTTCCTCAGACGCCTGTCAAGCGTGTCAGTGTAGTCAGTGATGATTTCCCCTAACCGTACAGGTTTAACCTCGTCACGGGGCTTTCTGATGGCTGAAAGACGCTTTACAAGCTCATCCATCGCCTGACTCGATGCGTCGATGGTTCCGCTCTGAATTGGTTCACGCATTTCATCCATGATTTCCAGCACCAGACGGCGGTGATAGTTATCCGCGACCATTCCGGCATATCCCTTCAGGTTTGCGGCACTCGGGCAGTTTTTGCTGGTCATCAGGATTGACGTGAAATGCTCCTCTCCGCACGCCTCGGCAACCATCAGCGCATCGATTAGGTTTCTGTTTCTCGCCTGCTTGCGGATAACCTCGAAGGCTTTCCGGTAGAGCGGAATTGAAAACGCTTCCGGCTCCAGCGTTGCCAGAACGTCGCTGGCGGTTGGTGTTAATCCACCAATCAGCAGGCCACCGATAACGCTCGCTTCGATATCCTGTCTCATGCAATCCCCCTGTCTGCAAACTTCCCTTCCCGTACTCCCGTTAACGAATCTTCCCTCAGCAGGTAATCAAAATCAGCTGTCCAGCCCGTGTCGTTGTCTCCGAAGTAAAACGGCTTGGCCTGATGCACAAACGCCCTGACATACGCTCTGAAACCGTCCACGTTTGGCGTTTTCAGTTGCGGGATGATTTTCTTCAGGCGGCGTTTGCGTTTCTCGTTGACCGCAACAGCGTGTGGCAGTCTGTCACCGACTTCGGTGTTGTAGGCGTTCAGGAAGGATTCGTAGTCGATTCGTTCTGCCTTGCGACGTTCAGGTTTAACCTGCCCATCGCCGCCCCCGTTAGGGGGTAAGGGGGTATTTGTATTTATTGTCTTTTGTATATTGTCTTTTGTGTTTAGCTGACTTGGCTTATACCCATTAGCCGACTTGGCTAATGTTTTATTAGCTGTTTTAGCTAATGTTAAGCTGTCCTGGCTAATCCACTGCGAAACCACCTTGTTCACTCCGATTTTCACGCCATCAGCAATGAGGAATTTACGCTCGATAAGCTGGCGCTTGGCAGCGCAAACATGAGTGTGATGAATACCTGTCATGGCTGCTATCTGCGTGTTTGTGAGTCGATCCATCGGCTTATTGAATCCGTATGTCTTGCGCATGATAGCGAGCATCACCTTCAACTGCCGGACGGTTAAATCAGCCATCAGCAGACTGTCGGTAATCTCGTTAGCAACGCGCATGAAACCATCTTCGGTATCTGCCACGCGATGCTCCACGACCTCAAGTTGAGGCCTGTAATCAGCTAACTTAACGACGCCCATGTTTCACTCCTGCTTTGGCTAGTCTGTAAACACCAACAAGGCGCTCTGCGAACGCCCTGTTATTTGCTGCGGCTACCACTAATCCCTCAGGTGAATCAGGGTGTCGAATCTCTTCTTTTTCCTGGTATTTCTTACGACGTTTTGTCATAATTACTCCTGTGGATTGATCCAGTCTTTCTACATCAGGCCTCGAAGAATTCGCCGTTCTTCGGGGCTTTTTCTTTTGTCAGCATTCTGGCTACTTTCTTAGCCAGTTCCGCCAACTCCTCGTCTTCAACACCCCATTCAAGAACAGCAAGAAGCATTCCCATTTTGGGGATGAAGCTGTCTTTCCATCGCGAAATTTGCGATTCATTAATCCCTAACGCGTCGGCAACCTTTCGCTGACCACGTACAGCAATTCGATTCAGGATGTTGCTTGTAATTGCATTCGCTTTCTTGCGAGTACTTGTAAGTTGCATATGTAAGTATTTCCTTAACTAATAAGAAGTTATGCGCATCAACTTATGCGCGTTGTATTCCCGCATTTCGGCGGGAATGAGGACCATGACTGTTAAAGAGCGGTGTTACTATTTGTTTTTCTTGTTGCTTGGGAAAGGACGAACTTCCTCTCCAATCACACTGCCATCAGGCTTTACCGTAACCATAATGTTACGGCCTGCCAGAATGGCCTTGCTGATAGCGCACTGGATTACACCAAAGTCACTGGCTGCTTTAGCCTGTCCATGGATTTTGGCGTAATCGGCAAGTGTCATTCGAATCATATGCACTCTCCGTTATTAACCATGAACAAAGAATACTACAGGTATTCAAAGCAATCAATACTCAGGGTATTTTTAGTTTAAGTACCTTAGCTATTAGAATTAAGCTATGGAAAATAAAAAATCACTGACGACAGAACAGCTCGAAGACGCTAAGCGGCTTAAGGCTTTGTATGAGTCAAAAAAGAAAGAATTGGGAATAACCCAATACTCAATCGCTGATGAACTGGGTATCACCCAAGGAGCGGTAGGGCATTATCTTAATGGCAGAAACGCGCTAAACGTTGAGGTCGCATCTGGTTTTGCACGTTTGTTGCAAGTCTCAATTGCTGATTTTAGCCAGTCAATTGCTGCCAAGGTTGCAGAACAGGCAGAAAGCCTTAAGAGCGATGCCAACGTAAGGTATGCAGGGGAATACAGAGCAGGAAAGAGGTATCCGGTGTTAAGCAGTATCCAGGCTGGCTCGTGGTGTGAAGCATGCGAACCATACACCATTAAAGACATAGATGTTTGGCTTGAGTCTGACGCGCATATTCAAGGTAATGCGTTCTGGCTTAAAGTGGAAGGTGATTCAATGACGGCACCGGTTGGGTTAAGCATTCCAGAGGGAACATTCGTTCTTTTCGATACCGGAAGGGAGGCGATCAACGGCAGCTTGGTCATAGCAAAACTTTCTGACTCTAACGAAGCAACATTCAAGAAGCTGATAATCGACGGCGGAAATAAATACCTCAAGGGACTTAATCCTGCATGGCCTCTCGTGCCAATCAATGGAAACTGCAAGATTATAGGCGTTGCAATTGAGACAAAACTAAGGCTGGTTTGATCACGCAAGGGGCGATTATGGTTGGAACCGCTATAGCAAGCTTTTTTGGGATGTTGGCAATCTCGACAATTTACGGCTTAGCGCATGCTTTTATTGCGAAATCTCTATCAGAAAAAATAAGCCAGGCTTGGGCGCATAGATCAGCTCGTTTCATGATTCTGGTGATCATAGCAATACAAGGGATATCTGCATTTATCCTCTATGGATCAAGCTTATACCTATTGTATCAAGGCGCGACATTTACGCCTTACACCAGTGATTACGGAACTCTATACGATGGTAGTGAAGACATCACTGTGGCTTGGATCGTCTTTGGTTTATCTATGGCCGTGTCTGTTGTAGCAGACATCATTAAGGTAATTCTCGTCTTAACCTTCGCTGACTAACCTATAATCCCGGCAGCAATAGCTATCGGGATCCACTTCACATATCCCGCATAAAAAGCACTGAACAAGCAGAAACCGAAAAAATAAATATCCTTTGTATTCATTTGCTTATCATTATTTCATCAAAAATAAATACCTTGGGTATTTACACAATAAAATACCTACAGTATTCTTTAGCCATCAGCAGGACGCTGGTAGCCAAACGGAACAGATTGGCAGGCTCTTTAACATTGATGGGATTGTCCCGCCGAAATGCGGGAACCAAAGAGTAGTTGGCTTTGGGGTGACGTGAAGTGCAGCTGCACGACGGCAACCGGAAGATAAGCACCCGGCGCGTCACCGCCAAAGTCAATTCCATAGGCGAAATGCAGCCGCCAAACACAGCCAATGCTGCACATGCAACAGGAGGATTTATGTGAATGCATAACTTCAAAACCGAGGTTAATTAAATCTCTCGATCCGAGCATTGACCTATTAGGTGGCGAGATGCTCTTTCTGCCCCTCAGTTCGAGGGGCCAGAAACCACTTTGCAATCACTATCAATTCCAAAGTTGTTTCATCGGAGGTCAACATGACAGTAGTCATTACATATCTGGCTGACGATAACGCCAGAAATCGCCGCAGAGCACGCAGACAGGCTCAACGTGAACAGGCAATGCAAGAGCAGCGACTGACGCGAAAAATTGCGCTAAAGCTCTCTGGTTGCGTCAGAGCAGATAAAGCAGCATCACTCGGAAGCCTTCGCTGTAAGGAAGAAGATGAACGCAGTGGAAGTATTTGCCTGCCAAACGTAGCTCTTTACGCGGCAGGATACCGGAAATCAAAACAACTGACAGCGAGGTAAGTGATGAATCAGACATACATTCCATCATGCTTGAGAAATCTGCCAAAGCAGAAAGCAAAGCCCCGCAAGCAAGCCATAAAGGACGCTAAGTCAGAGGTTATTGATAAAGCAATACAATTGCTCAGGGAGGAGTTAAGAAGTGGCAAGCTCGAAGGAATGATGATGCCCTATCAGCGCGGATATCTATCGGCGATTAGTAAGTTGGAAGTATTGAAGAGTGAATTATGAACTATCTGGAATTTCCGGATGGTTCATTGTTTTGGCAGCAAGCCACAGAGGTGATATATGGAAGAAGAATTTGAAGAGTTCGAAGAGCATCCTCAGGATGTGATGGAACAATACCAGGACTATCCGTATGACTACGACTATTGATAAAAATCAATGGTGTGGACAATTCAAGCGATGCAATGGATGCAAGCTGCAATCGGAATGCATGGTTAAGCCTGAAGAAATGTTTCCTGTAATGGAAGATGGGAAATATGTCGATAAATGGGCAATACGAACGACGGCAATGATTGCCAGAGAACTTGGTAAACAGAATAACAATGAATCGCCACGGGTTTAACAGACACCTCAGAGTCATTTAAGATGGCTTAAAGAGAGGTGCCCATGAGCGGTAAGCG